GGCAAGCCATCATGCAGTTGGCACAACAAGCGCCTCAGCTTTATGACTTGGCCTATTTGCATAGACAAATGATTGAAACTCTGGGCATCCAGAATGCGGCAAAGCTAGTTCCGCTTGAAGAAGACGCAACTCCAAAAGACCCCATATCCGAGAACATGGATGTCCTTAATGGTAAACCCTTAAAAGCATTTATCTATCAAGACCAAGATGCTCACATTGCGGCCCATCAATCTTTCTTAGGAGACCCCAATGTTCAACAAACTATTGGTCAAAATCCGCAAGCCAATCAGATTTCTGCGGCGATGCAAGCGCATATTGCGGAGCATCTGGGATTCCAGTACAGGTCGCAAATAGAAAAACAAATGGGCGTGGTATTGCCTGCGCCGGGAGAAAAGTTACCAGAAGAGGTAGAAGTTCAATTGTCCAGACTGGTTGCTCAGGCATCGGTCCAACTCAAACAAATGAACGACCAAAAAGCGGCGCAACAAAAAGTCCAACAGCAAGCCCAAGACCCACTTGTGCAATTGCAACAAGCAGAACTTCAACTCAAGCAACAGGCGCAACAAGCCAAAACACAAAAAGACCAGGCAGATATCCAGGCAAGAATGGCCCAAGTCCAAGTGGAAAGAGAGCGAATCCAAGCCCAACAGGACACAGAAAAACTGCGTATTGCGGCAGATTTACAAAAGAGCCAAGCCAATGCAGGAAACGAAATGCAAAAAGAAAGGCTTAGGCTTGGTATTCAAACCGCAATCAAGGACGCTGAACTGAACAAAGGAAATCAATGATAGATAAATACCTAGACGCTCTAATCAAACAGTTAGACGACAAAATAAATCAAATTCAAGAAGCTCTTGGCAATGGTTCTGCCAAGGATTTTGTTGAATACAGAGCAATGTGCGGTGAGATAAAAGGTCTTCTTACTGCCCGTTTAAACATGAAAGACCTACAACAACGTGCAAAGGAATACGATGAGTGAAATTTTACTGGCAACCAATCCAGACAACCCGCAAATTATTGGTTCCATCAAAAAAACAGCAGATGAAAAAGCCAAACAACTCCCAAAACCCAGTGGATATCACATTCTTTGTGCCATTCCAGAACAGGAAAAAGAGTTTGACAGTGGATTAGTGAAGGCAGATGAGACCATTCGCAATGAAGAAACGCTGACCACAGTGTTATTTGTTGTGGCACTGGGACCAGACTGCTACAAAGACACCCATAAATTCCCGACAGGGCCTTGGTGCAAGGTAGGAGACTTCATTTTAGTCCGACCACACGCCGGTTCTCGCCTTGTAATACATGGCAAAGAGTTCCGAATGATAAACGATGACACCGTCGAGGGTACTGTTGAAGACCCACGTGGTATTAAACGCAAATAAGGAGCGTACAAATGGCTGAATTAGACAAACCAGACTTTAAATTCCCGGATGAGAAAGATTCCGAGGAGCATGATGACAAAATTTTGATTGAAATCGAGGACGATGCCCCCGAGCAAGACAAAAATAAAGACCCTTTACCCGAAAGCATCAAAGAAGAACTGTACAGCGACGAGCTGACAGACTATTCCTCTAAGGTAAAGAAGAAACTATTGCAAATGAAACGCCTGGCGCATGATGAGCGACGGGAAAAAGAGCGTGTTTACCGTGAAAACCAAGAGGCGATTAACTTAGCCAATCGTTTGGTTGAAGAAAACAAACGCTTAAAACAAAACCTGCATGAGAATCAGAGTACGTCTTTGCAAACCATTTCCAAAAATGTGGAGATGGAAATTGAAAAGGCAAAAAACGATTACAAGTCTGCATATGAGACCGGAGATACCGACAAAATCATAGAGGCGCAACAAAAATTAACAGATTTATCGCTAAAACACGATAAAGTTAAGAATTTTAGACCTGCACCGTTGCAAAACGACCAAACTTATGCTCCAATCCAACAACAACCAGCGTTTAAACCTCCACCTGTTGACCCAACTGCTGTAAGATGGCAGAAAAGCAACACTTGGTTTGGTAAGGACAAGCAAATGACAAGCATGGCGCTTGGTTTGCACGAAGAGCTGAGGGAGGAAGGTGTAATCATCGCCTCCGAAGAGTACTACAAACGCATCGATGACACGATGCGACAACGATTCCCAGAGAAATTTGAGAATGAAGAAAAGGACGAACGTCCTACAAGACCAAGCACGATAGTCGCCCCGGCTACTCGTAGCACATCACCCAAGAAGATTCGTTTAAACATATCGCAAATTGCGATAGCGAAGAAACTTGGATTAACGCCCGAGCAATATGCTCAAGCCGTACTTAAATTGGAGTCTTAACATGACCGAACAAAACAGAACACAACGTGAATTGACAAGCCGTGCTTTGACAGAGCGCCCCAAGCAGTGGACTCCGCCAGAACTTTTGCCTGAACCAGACAAAGAAGCAGGAATGTCATACAGATGGATTCGAGTTTCCATGCTTAACCAAGCTGACCCCCGAAATACCTCTTCTCGTTTTAGAGAAGGTTGGGAGCCAGTGAAGTTAGAAGAACAACCGAAGTTTAAACTGCTAGTCAATCCCGATAGTCGTTTCAAAGACAACATCGAGGTTGGCGGATTATTGTTATGCAAGACTCCTACTGAATTGGTCGAACAGCAACAAGCGTATTACGCAAATTTGACTCGACAAAATGAAGAAGCTGTTAACAATAGTTTAATGCGCCAAAGCGATGCAAGGATGCCCCTCTTTAACGAGAGAAAATCTGCGGTGAGCTTTGGTAAAGGAAATTAATTTTTAATGGAGATTTAAATGGCATATCCAATCGTACCCGCACCATACGGGTTGAAGCCGATTAATCTTATTGGCGGTCAAGTGTTTGCTGGGTCAACTCGCAAGTTGCCTATCCAGTATTCATATGCAACCAATATCTTTTACGGCGACACCGTTGTTCTATCTCGTGGTTATATCACTCGTGCATCGGTCACAACCGGCACGACTACTGACCAAGTAACAGGCGTTTTCTTGGGTGTTTCTTACACCAACCCATCAACCAAGCAACCTACTTACGCTCAAAACTACATCGCCAATACATTGGCCGGTGATGCTTTTGCAATCGTAACGGATGACCCAGACACTGTGTTCAAATCAGTTATGGTGACAACCCAAGGTGGAACAATCATAGGTTCAGCCAATACTTCATTGATTGGTCAAAACGTATCTGGTTCTAACCTAGCAGGTAACTTGAATACTGGTGACTCAAGCAACGGTATTTTGACTCCTTACGCTACACCTGTAACAACAACCTTACCTTTCCGTGTGATTGATTTGGTTCGTGATACAGCGGTTCCCCTGGGAACAGCAACTTACTCATCAATTTCTACTGCAACCATTACGACTGCCGCCGGTATTCCTAATGCATTGCCAGTTGGAACTGAAGTAGGTTCACTCGCCTCCAATGGTCAATACATTGGCTCAGGTTCATTTGTGATTGGTGCAGGCGACGGTACATCAACCGCCGCAGGTTCTACCACAATAATTTTGAACCAAGCGCCAAGTACTGCATTTGCTTCAAGTGCAACATTGGTATTTACCCAGTATCCGGAAGTTTTAGTTAAGTTCAACCAAGCGTTGCACGGCTATTACTCACCCACTTCAATCGCTTAAGGAGTAATCTAAAATGGCTATTTCACGTGCACAACTGCTTAAAGAATTACTCCCCGGATTGAATGCATTGTTCGGATTAGAGTACGCCCGCTACGGAGAAGAGCATAAAGAAATTTATGAAATCGAAACTTCTGAGCGTTCATTTGAAGAAGAGACAAAACTGTCCGGCTTCTCTGCCGCACCAGTCAAGGCCGAGGGCAATGCCATCGCTTATGACAATGCACAAGAAGCATGGACCGCTCGTTACCAACACGAAACCATCGCCCTTGGATTCTCCTTAACAGAAGAAGCCATCGAAGATAACTTGTATGACTCCTTGTCTGCACGTTATACAAAGGGTCTGGCTCGTGCAATGGCTTATACCAAGCAGGTCAAAGCCGCCGCTATTTTAAATAACGGCTTCTCTGCTCAGTATGTAGGCGGTGACGGACAACCTTTGTTCTCCACTTCACATCCATTGGTCAACGGCGGTGTTAACGCCAACACACCTTCTACTCCTGCTGACTTGAACGAAACCGCATTGGAAAATGCTGTTATCGGAATTGCCGCATGGACAGATGAGCGTGGACTTTTGATTGCCGCTAAACCCCGTAAGTTGATTGTTCCACCTGCATTACAGTTCGTTGCAACTCGTTTGCTCGAAACTAAATTGCGTGTTGGTACAAACAACAACGATATTAACGCTATCGAAAACAATGGTTCCATTCCAGAAGGTTACACAATTAACCACTTCTTGACTGCAACCAATGCATGGTTCCTGACAACTGATGTGCCTAACGGTTTCAAAATGTTCGTTCGTACACCGCTACAAAATAGCATGGACGGCGACTTTGATACCGGTAACGTGCGCTATAAGTCACGTGAGCGTTATAGCTTTGGCTATTCCGACCCACTAGGCGGATACGCATCCTACTAAAGAAACCCCCGCCGTAAAAAGCGGGGTTTTTTTTAAAAAATTGTTTGCACAAACGTTTAAACGTAGTAAACTTAAACCATCTGGGAATTCAACCTTGTTGCCACTGGCCCAGCAGACGATGCAACGATTAACAAGGT